TAAACATTCATTTAAACATTTAACAAAAGGTAAATATTATGGCATGGTCAGATAATGCAACAGATACAGCAGCGGTTTCACGCTCTGGTCTAATTAAGGGTGGCTCAGACAAACGAGCTATCTTTCTAAAACAATTCTCAGGTGAAGTTTTAACTGCATTTGAGGAGAAAAACATTGCGATGCCTCTTCACAGAGTTCGCACAATCTCTAGCGGTAAATCTGCACAGTTCCCATCAATCGGAACTATCGGTGCAGCATACCACACTGCTGGTCAAACCATTCTTGGTGACAGCGTAGATCACGGTGAAGTAACTGTGACTGTAGATGACTTGCTAGTGTCAAGTGCATTCGTACCAAAGATTGACGAAGCAATGCAACACTACGAAGTACGTTCTACTTACAGTGCTGAAATGGGTAATGCCCTAGCTAATGCTGCTGACAAGAACATCTTCTCAACTATCTACAACGCTTCTAAGACTTATCAACCAGTTGGCGATAACGGTAAAGATCAAGCTGGGTACTGGGCTGATGCTACTGAAGGTTCTGTAGCTGCTGCTGCTGGTGGTCAAGGTTTCGTAGACGGTCTGATTACAGCTCTACAACGCTTTGATGAGCATAACGTAACTGGTGAGAAAACTGTAGTTGTAACTCCAGCTACTTACTACGCATTGTTCGGTACTGGTAGTGCGTCTACTATGACTAACTCTGCAATGGATCGTGACCTTGGTGGTAACGGTAGTGTTGCTGGCGGTAACGCTCCAACCATCATGGGTTGTAAAATCTTGATGTCTAACCACCTACCAACGGCTGCTCAGTCTAGCCCTCTTAACTCTGTTAACGAGAACGGTAGTGCGGTTGTGACTGATCAAACTTACTCTGGTCAGTATTCTGATTATGAGGCTGATCTTAAAGGCTTGATCTTCACTAAAGATGCTGCTGCTACTGTTAAGCTGCTTGATCTTGGTGTTGAGTCTGAGTATCAGATCGAACGTCAAGGTACTTTAATGGTTGCTAAATACGCGATGGGACACAATGTTCTACGTGGTAAATCTGCAATCTGTATCAAGTAATTGTAACACTTATGAGAGCGTCCCTTCGGGGACGTTTCTCTTTATTTTTTCATTGAGGTAAATATGACAACTCCAACAACACAACTTAGTGCTGTAAACTCTATGCTTTCCACCATAGGTGAAGCACCAGTAAACAGCCTTCCCTCAGATTTAGTAGACGCTGATACTGCTGCAACTGTACTCAATGAAGTTTCAATAGATGTTCAGTCATTAGGCTGGAACTTCAACACTGAACCTAATTATAAAGTCGGTGTAAACGGTGACGGTGAGGTGGTACTTGGTGACGAAATTATGAGAGCCGACTCCGTATCAAAATATAGAAGCTCTGAGAACGAATACGTACAACGTGGAAATAAAATGTACGATAAAGTAAACCACACATATAACATAGGTAAAGCCCTTACATTAAACGTGGTTGTCCTTTTAGCTTTTGAGTTGCTACCAGAAGTAGCTAGACGATTCATCACAGTAAAAGCCTCCCGCCTCTTTCAAGAGAGAGTCGTAGGTAGTGATACCTTATCAACTATGAACAGAGCTGATGAGGAGCAAGCGTTCCTAGCCCTGAAAGAAATGGAAGGGGACAACGGGGACTACAACATATTTGACGATTACGGCACAGCTAGTGTCCTTGATCGTAACATAGGCACAAGGGTGATATAAATGGCTTTAGTTTCTAAGAACATCCCCAACTTCATTAACGGGGTTAGTCAACAACCCCCAGCTCTGCGATTAGAGAGTCAGGGAGAAGTACAGGAAAATGGTTTCTCAGATGTGGTCGATGGTCTTAAGAAACGTCCTCCTACAAAGTTTATAAATAAACTGGTGGATAGTCTTGGACAGCCCCTAAGTAATTTAAACACCGCTTTCTTTCACACATATAAAAAAAGTGACACAGAACAATATCAGGTGGTCATTACGTCTACCCCTGTAGCTGATTATGTATATCCTTTATCGGGTGTACAATCTATGAGTACCTTTCAATCGTTTTATAACACTCAAGGTACGTCAGCCTTTCCAAAAGTATTCTCTTTAACTGACCCCTCAGAAGGTATTATAAGCAGTTACGCACAAGAGTTTAAAATAAATATAACAAGCTTACCTAGTGGCGGTGCTACTTATGAGGTAGGTAGAACCAATGTAAACAGTAACTGGTTTTGGTCAAACCCTGTGGGGCAAACAGGTGTTTTAACTTTAGGTATGAACACAATAACTGTACCTAGCACAACTTTTAACAGGTTTGTTAGAGTAAGGTTCTCTAGTGCAGATATTGAATTTACAGCTTTAGAACATAACGGCACAAATTTATATACATCTACTCCAGATACATCAGGCTCACACGTTAGAAAGATATACGTGTATGATGTAGAGGGGCGTTTACGTTATGAATCAGGCGCAGGGAATTATACTGCTGGCGGTCTTTTAGTAGGTAACGCTGTTAACAATGACGACACATCCTACCTACCAGATAATCCTAAAGATATAACAGCAACCTCTGTGGCTGATGCTACCTTTATTGTTAATAAAGAAAAAATTGTAGAGATGGATGACTATAAGTATCCTTCTAACGATCTCTACCAAGCCTTAGTCTATCTTAAAAGTGTTAACTATGGTCGAACATATACAGTTAGTGCTAAAAGTAAAACAGACCCCACAGAAAAATTAGAGGCTTCTTATACAACAAACAAAGCTGTAGCTTCAACAGCATCTAGCGGTGGTAACGATGACCAGTTAAAAGTTAGTGCTGTGATGTCAGAAACATACTCTGGCAACAGTGCTTGCCTTAGAGAGCAATTAGAAAACGATGTAGGAACTGTTTTATTAGACTCTTTCTCTTACTCTACCTTACCTATTAATACCAGCAGAGCTATAGTAGACGCACAGCTTTTAGAACTTCCCTTAACAAATGTACAGTCAACACCATTTGCAGTCAGTGCTGGTGATATAACTGTTCAGGTTGGAGGGGTAGATATACCTTATGACGCTAATAACGTAACTGGTTGGTGTAGGATCAGCGATACTAAGATTATGCTTCATTATGATATACTTGAAGATTCCTTTGGAACTAGCGATTACGAAAGACAGCCTGTGTATGTAACATCTACGCATGGTGCTGCTAACGCGGGTGGCTTTATAACTCCTGATGTGGCTGATTCAGATAAAGAACCATACTTTATTATAAACACAACAAAAGCAGGGGATATAAAAGATTTTGATATTAAAGTTACTGATGATGATGGCGGTGTAAACCTTAAAGCTTTTAAAGGAACTGCTAAATCTTTTACATCTTTACCTAACCAATGTGAAGCTGGATTTACATTAGGTGTCGTAGGAGACAACCAGAAGAAAGAAGATGATTTTCATGTTAAGTTTGAAGGCTCTGCTGGATCAGGTTATTGGAGAGAGACTGTAGCTAATAACCTATATAACTATTTTAAACTTTCCACCATGCCTCACACCCTCCGTCAGTTAGATGATGGTACTTTTAAGTTTGGGGCTGCTGAGGATAATGATGGAAACAACTGGTCACAGCGTAAAGCAGGAGATACCAACACAAACCCCAATCCTAGTTTTGTTGGGCAAAAGATTAAAGACATCTTTTTCCATAGAAACCGCTTAGGTGTTTTAGCGGGGGAGAATGTTGTCTTTAGTGAAGCGGGAGGTTACTTAAACTTCTGGCGCACAACAGTTCGCACACTCCTAGACTCTGATCCTATTGATGTATCAGTCAGTCAGAATGAGGTAGCTGATCTTAAGGCTGCTATACCTATTCAGGATAACTTACTATTATTCTCTGATCTTAACCAGTTTACTTTATCAGCTACTCAGTTATTAACACCAGCAGAAGTAACAATAGATCAATCAACTAAATACGAATGTGATTTAACAGCCACACCAGTAGGTGCTGGTACTAGTGTATTCTTTGCTACTAAAAGCGGAGGCTATGCAGGGATGCGTGAGTTCTTCACTAAAACAGATACCGACATTAAAGATGCTCCTGAGATAACCACACATATACCTACTTACATTCAAGGTGGTATTAGAGATATACAAGCATCATCAAATGAAGATATGTTACTGGCTTTAACGGACACTAACAAAAACGAGTGTTATGTTTATAAGTGGTACAACTCTGATACAGAGCGGCTACAAAGCTCTTGGTCAAAATGGATATTCTATAGTGGCACAGACGCTTTAGGCAACTTAACCCCCAAAAATATAGCAAGCACCTATTTTAACAACTCAGACCTCTACTTTACTTTTGAGGACGGTAGTTTTGAAAAGATGGAATTATCCTCCGTCACTAGTCCTATATTATTAGATTCCTTAAGGTCTGCTTACAACCAGAACTGGGAAAGCGGTGATCCTTATCAGTTGGTTATGACGGATGCGGACACAATAAGTGCCTTACGTAACTTAGATAATAATCCAGCATATACCAACAGAACGAAAGCTATAACAGAGGAAGGGCAAGAGCTTGGTCTTTTATCTGATGATGCTGTAATTACATCCATAACTAATTATTTAAACACTGGCGGTACTATTTGGTTTGGCAACCCTTATACATTTAAGTATCAACTATCTGAACAAGTCTTTAAACCTGTTCAGGGTGACTCTACTAAGTTGGCAAGATTCCAACTACGTAAAGTATCCTTTAACTTCAGCAAC